TTGACTATTGCTATCTTTGACAGAAGATGTTACGTTAGCGACAAATCCAGAACTTACACCATAAATTTGTGAAGATGTTCCAGTCGTAATGGTAAAATTATTTGCATTATAAAAACGTAAACGTTCAAGAAACAAATTGGTATTATTTGATCCTTGTTTAATAATGCCTCTGGCACCAGTAGAAGACTGTTGAACTAATTCACCAACTTCAAAGTTACCAGTTACCCCAGTGATGATTAACATATTATCTTTAATTTTAAAGTTTTCTACTTCTGGTTGATAAATTAAAACAAATGGAGCAATCGAATAATCCGTTCCTCTATTAAGATTAATAAGTGCTCTGATCTTTCCAATTTCAATATTTTGAATAGTTAAAGCGTCACCAATTGTGCTATATGATAAATTGGCAGCAGTATTACCCGGAAATTGATACGTTAAAACATTTAATCTTAAATTACTGTAATCTCTGATATAATCAGTATTAATATCTAAAAGAGTTTCTGTGTATAAAACATCTGGTGACACATTGAATGTAGCTTCAATACCAGTACTAACAACTGATATTGAAGCATTTGATAATGAATTTGATGATGTGATATAATTATATTTTGTAGAAATAAAAGAATTACTGATATCAAATACACCAATACTCAAAGCAGTTGAGTAAATATTTGCAGTAATAGAATCATTTCTTTTTCTAATCAAAAGATTATTACGAAAAATACCTTGTGAATTTGCTACTTTTATAATACCATTTGATCCAACAGAAGTGAAGAATGAAGTAACAACAGCATTTGCAACTTCTGCATCATTATTTGCATTTAACTGATATACGATATCATTTTTTGTAAATACACCTGTGGCATTAATAACTTCAAATGATAAAGTATTAGAAATACCCATAATATTTGCAGATGCTGTTTTGTTCACATAAAGAACAATATTTGCACTCAATGCATTGGCAGTAGAATAAATTGCTGTGGCATTTAAATTACCAGAAAAAATCGATGCTCTGATTTGACCAGCAGAGGCACTAGTGGCAGTTGTTGATAAAACAATACCAGAACCTTTAATAGAATTATTTGGAAAATAGCTATAAATAGGTGTTCCAATTGGGATAGTCACACCACCAGATAAATTTGAATAAGTAATATTAGCAAATGGTTGTGTGATTGTTTCAAAAATTTTAAAATAATTATTCGTATTATTATTAGCATTAACATTAACATTAGATAAGTTAAGAACTTTTTCAGAAATAATTACTTCAGCATTACTATTATAACCATATCCACCATTTTCTAACGTGAATGAAACAATACCATTGATATTAGTTGTGTTTGCTACACGTCCTTTAGCTTCATCACCTTTATTAGATTTTAAATCAATTATATCACCAACAGAATATCCTGATCCAACACCATTCAAATCCACCTGAATGCCAGATAAAGAACCAATGATCTTAACTTTTAAATCAATTAAAGCAGTATTATCTTTTACGACGATAACTTCTTCCGTTTGAAATGTTCCGTTGATAGCAGAAATATAAAGAACATCAATAAGACGGTTGGCGACTGTTCTGCGAATTACTTTTTCAACGAATGCAGTGGCACCAGAAGAAAGACCTGTGATCTGTTTATTGGAAAAAAGTTTATTATTTTCATTAATAACAACTTCCAAATATCTTGGCACTTTCCACTTACCATCAGACGTTTTAAACACATCTGAGCCGGGGTAATAAACTTCTGCGCCCACACCAAATATTAAACGAAATAAAAGGTCTACGGCTCTCTCTGTGCCTTTAGCACGATATAAATCAAGAGAGTGTTTGATAATTTGTTTGATATTAGTTGACGTATTAAATTGAATATCTGTAAGATATTTATTTTTAAAATATAAAATAAATTGATCAGCAGTAGCATCAATATCTTTATAATCAAGAAGTCTTCTTGTGTGATAAAGTGTTTGACCTTCTGTTTCAAGCCACTTGTAATATTCAACAATGAAAGCAACCAGAACTGGCCCATTCTCTCTATAATGAGCAGGAAATTGTCTTTCGACTAAATTGGATATTTTCTTTTCGATGTTATCCATTAAATTCTAATTGCTTCTGTTGTGATGTTTAATTCTGATGCTTCTAATGTAAGAATAGTCTTACGTGAAGATGTGATATCTTTATCAGCAGCCTTTACATAAATTTTGAAAGATGCCCCTTCAAAAGTATCGATTTTGAAATTATTTAGATATATAATACCATTATCATAATCGATAGTTCCAGTTTCAAGTACTTGCGTATTGAATAGATTATCAAATTTAATAATCATAATTTTACCTTCACCATTGTCTTCAAGAATTACCTTTTCACCATTGAAAGAAAAGATAGATGATTGTAAAGTATGTTCATCTTTATTAGGATGTCTTGTGCCTTTTTCTGGAATATCATTTTTTAATGGTAAACCATACTCGATAACATAGTTAGCAGCAACACCAAGTGTAACATTTAATTTTTTGTAAATATCAATATCAGTATTATTGCTTACGATACTTGAATCTGAATTATCAATTTGATAGATTAATTTACTGTATCTTAATGTTACATTAAAATCATTCAAATTTAATTCATTATAATTATTGATAGCATTTGTCACTAATGCGATAATTCTACCTTTAGAATTAGTAGTGGAATTCAAATTGAACCGTACATTGGTTTTAATTCTATAATATAAGAAATCAGGTTCAGTGAAAATAGGATCAATTGATAATGGTGATCTTGATTTTAGAAAATTATAATATTCATTTTTCTTGGAATCTGGAAGACCATCAACATTAGAAATATCAATTGCTACGAATACTTTTCCGTATCTTGGAGGAATAACTTCTTCGCCACCATACACAGACACAGAATTAATTTCTGGAAATTGTGTTTTAAGAAGAACTTTATAATCAGAAGCCGTAACTGCTCTTTCTTGTACCTGAAAATGCCTTGGTGCATAGAAACGAATCGATTCATCAGTTTCAGAATCATCACCATTTAATGCAATAGTGACAGTTTCAATTGTGACATCATTTTCAAGTTCATTATGTGGATTTGTGGGATCAAAATTAATTGAAAATTGTTTGGCTCCGTTTGATCCTTTACCTTTAGCAATTCGATAATCAAGTCTAACAATAGCATTGTTCTTAGGTTTTCTGCCCAACACACCATCACCAAACACAACTTCATAATAACCATTTTGTGATGCTTGTAAGAAAAATACCTTGGAATTTTCATCAAGGTCTAGTAATGTAGTGGCTAGAGAATAATTTTTACCAATTTGTTCATTATCTTCATACACAATAACAGACAGACTAGTTGTGTCAATATCTTTATTCGTAATTTTAAACTTTGGAAATTGTACATAATCATTATACACATATGCGTCCTGAACATAAGAACCTTCGTATACATCAACATTAAATGAATATGTTGTGTTGGCCGAAGCAACAGTAACAGGTTCTGCTGTTGAAAAAATGTAAAGATCATTTTTAACAATAGACGTGAATGTAGAGCCTTTGGGAATCAAATATGGTTGATTCGCTCCATTAGCTTCAAATGATACTGTGATATTAGCCTTAGACGATCTTTTTGATCGAGGAGTATAATTAAGCTCTTTGGCATGTGACATGATGCTATTGGTTAATTGAGCCGAATCAAGAAATGCTTCTGATACAATCATATTCATAAAGAAAGCATTTTTGAAAGTATTATGGGATAGAATGTCCATAATGACATTCATGTTTGACCCTTCAAAATCATAGTCTTTAAACTGATCTTGATTTCTCAGGTATGAAATTAAATTTGTTTTTAATGTATTATGATCTAAATCAACAAGGTTGATTGAATTATTTGCCATTTATCGTACTCTTTGTAGAAAGAATTCTAATCTAATTACTTGTGGAATATTTATAGTAGAAAAAATGATAGTCACTACGTATCCATTTTGATCAGTATATTCAGTAACTTTAATTTCAATAACTGATACTCTAGGTTCATAATTATTAATAGTCTGTTGAATTTCAGTTTTAATATTTAGCGCAGTAAAACTATCGATTGGATCAAACAACATACCATTAATTCTAGAACCTACCAATGGTTGATATGGTCGTTCCGTCATATTAGTAAGGATTAAATTTTTCAAAGATTGTTTGACTGCTTCTTCGTTGGTCGATCTTGCAAGAACACCAGTAACTGGATTCATATCAAAATTAATAAGAAAATCTGAATAGAATTCTTTTTTAGCTATTGGAGTATATTTATCTGCTCTTGACATTTAATTACCTTGTTAATTGATGTTTACTAAATCATTATAACCATCAGCTATAGGATTACAATGATCGCCGCCTACCGTAAAACATAAAGTGTCTGGGGCAGCATTATCATTTTTAACTATCACACCTTTACCGTTTATAGTAACATATGTTTTTGATGAAATTAATCCACCTTCTCCATGAGTATTTTTATCCCCATTCACAGCCCAAAGTTTACCATCAATCTTTACAAAAGTTTGACCTGTTACAATTGTACTAGCACCACAACTTCTTACGTTTGTTTCTGTGTGACTAAATGGCATTATTTCTTTTCCATTTTAATTGCAGCCGATTTCAGAGTAATTGACTCTGCGCCTTCTGTATAAACCAATCCTTCTGAAATTTCTCTAATTGTATTTTTTGCATTTTCTTCAATAACATTTGCATTAGTTTGATGCTTTTGACCAACGACATTTTTTGTATTTTTTGTATTTGTGTATAATTGATCTTGTGCAACCAACGAAATATTCTTGGCTGTTAATTTGAAATTTTCTGATACAACTAAATTCATATCACCAGCAACCTTTATATCACACTTGCCCATGATTTCAATTAATGATCCGCCTCTAATAACAATCTTTGACCCTTTGACAGTAATATCAGAGAAACCTTCAACGGTTAATGTACGAGTTCCTTTGACCTGTTCATGTAAATCTTTGACACCATGAATAACAACGGAGCCGTCTGGATCAACACGAAAGAATGTGTTAGCTTTATGAGATACAAATAGTTGTTCTTTGCCGGGTGTATTGTCTACTTTAGTCGTATGACCACCAGTAGTTTTGGTTACTTGATTATGTGGATATTCTGGCTGTGCAGGATCATCAGGGATACGATTTTTTGATCCCGCAGGTGGAGTAGCTGGAGCCATATTGCCCATAGAATTGGCTAAGTTTCCTTCTACTAATCCTTTTAAACGATCTAATAAAGCAGCAGGATTTTGTGCCAAAGATAAAAGTTGATTTCCAACTCCCAAAATTTGACCAGCTTGTGATGCTAAAGCTTCTATTTCAGAAATGGCACCAGATGCTACATTATCAAGTAATGATGAAACAGGATTTGCTAAGTCTATATTTTGTGATAATCTTTCAATTTGTTGAATGACAGAAGAAGCAACCATCAATTGATTAACAGCAATTCCTGTATTTGGTCCTAAATTAGCAAATTGTGATAATGACTTAGCAACATTAGCTACTTCATTTACTGCTAATGATGCACCATTAGACAATTGTTCCATTGCACTTGAAACAGTATTAAGATCGACATTACCAGATGTAGATGATTTTAATGCGCCAATAGCCATATTGACACCAAGGTTTTGTAATGGACTCATAGGGATAGAATTGAAAAATCCACCCTGTATCATAGATAAAGCTTTAGCTGGATCACCTAGTGCTTGAGTAAGGTTATTCAACCCACTCATAACTGATCCTAAAGAACCCAGAACGTTTGCTGGATTCATATTAATAACAGAACTTAATACTTGCATTTGAGCAAATGGAGTGGCACCAATTAAATCTTTGGCTGCACCTTCAAGTTTTCCACGAAGATTTTGAAATGCTCCAAGTGTGCTTGGAAGACCACCAATATTACCGGGGTTAAAACTTTTCACAGTACTAACCATATCTGATACAGAATTTGGTGGCTTCAATCCTGTAAGAGATGGATTTTTAGCTTGTGGTGCAGATTCTGCATCTTTTTGAGGTGACTTTTCTTTTGGTTTAACTTTTGGTTTTTGTTTACCAGCATCCTTGCCGCCTTCAACTAAATTTTTAGCAGTTTCTTCTAAAGGATAGAACCCACCGGCATCACCAAACAAAGATTTTTCTTTGGCATCACCCATACCGGGCAATCCTCTAAACCCATCTTTTACATCGCCAACTGTAAGACTTCCATATTTACCAGCAGTAGCAACATTACCAAGGATGTATGGAATCTGTCTGTCATTATCAGCGTAAAAACCAAACACACGAGTTCCGGGAATAGCTCCACCACCAGATACACCTACACCACGATGCTGTGCCGCAGTCACTGGCCATATGTTTCTGGCCCATCTAAGGTCTTCGTCCTTCAGTCTTTTCTTATCATCTTGATCGACTTCAACACGAATTTGAACGTCACCAGCAAAATCATGATCTTTTTCAGAACCAGTGACTTTTACAACTTCAGCAAAAAAAAAGTTTAAACTCATATTTTATTAACCCCGCCCCTAAAGCAATCGAATGTGCAAGTAAATTGTGGTCTTGCATCATAAAGTCTAATATGTTTCATTGAATTAGCAACAACTGCATTACCTTTTAATTCATTCTGTGTATCTGGATTTTGATCTCCCATTGGGGCAGGAATGTTTGCATAAACGCCTTTACCAATAGTAACATCCAATCCAGAATCGCCTGAAACCGTCATTGCATATCTAGGACCATTTTGAAGAATTGATGCATATAACTGACGTTTATCAGCAGTTTCCCAATATGGATTATTTTTCATCATTTTTTTATCTGTCATTACAGGAGTAACACGTCTTTCAAATTCAGTTTGATAGTTGTCACCTTCTTTATTTAGTGCTTGTCCAATAACTTTACCAGCTTCAACATTCTTAGCTTTTTGAGGATCATGACGTTCACCAGCAAAAGTTGTTGGCTTTCTCACCTGTTGTGTATTCTGATAATCAGTTGCGGGAGAATGTTTTTCTGGAATATACAAACCAAATATATTATTTCTAAGAGCTTCACTGTCATTAGCTACTGAACTTTTACCAAGGGTAGGATTTCTTTCAAATCTACCTTGGATATTTTGTTGTGATTGCTCTACAATATATTCAAGAGGTCCAACATTCCAATTGCCATCATCGTCTTGATAAAAAACAAAATTGCCTGAATCATTAGCAAAAAGATATTTTAATGTAGCAGATATCGAAGCCAAAGGATATTCATTTGCTCTGATGAATTTAGCCGAATCTTGGCCAATCATTCCTTTTGATTCTTTTAATATGTTAAGTTTACCTGTCCCACCACCTTTAAGGTATGTTTCATACAATTTTTTAATCATATCAGTGCCAGTGATGTTTGAATATGCTTGTTGAACTCTAACAGTTTGATTTTTAAAATACATTTCATCTGCAAGTCTTATTTTATAAGATTGCGCTGTAGCAGATGGAAAATCAGTTACGCCACCAATATTAACGGTTTTAAATTTTGCTTTATATACTTTGGTACCTGAATTTCCAGTATCAAATGAAATTTCAAAGTCTTCATTACCTTTTAATTTCAAACGGTTGATAGTATTTTTACTGTCAATAATAATACCTTCAGCTACACGAAATGGTTTGAATATAGAAGTCCATACCTTAAATTCTCTAACCATATCAGTGAAATCTTCGCCATTAAGAGTACATGATCGTACTCTTGCTGAACTGGGTACTATCATATCTCCCATTATTCTTCTCCAAGAACTTCTATCAACTTTTCTGCGACGGGCAATGCAAAAGATGATTCCATTAAATTAATATTTTTTCTTGATTCGTTTAATTCATTTTCGTAATCATACACAGATATTCTTTCCCAAAACACAGCTTCTTCATCTGTAATATTTTCAATAGTTGTTACAGATGATGTAAGATTAGCATTTGACCCTGAAGATTCACCAACAATATATACAGATGTATTTGTGATACCAGAAACGTGTTGAATTGTTATTGAAGTGGTGTTTGATGAGACAATTTCTGCCCCACCAACGATTTCTGCGTTATACTTAATATCAATAATTTCACCAACAGTAAATGAATTTCCTGATGTATAAGACACATCCCATACCATTAATTTATTCGTATTAACTACCCAATCTTCTGATTTTCTTTTGTAAGAAATAATTTTGGTATTGATACCAAAGTTAGGTGTATAATATTTTTTAAGTCTTTGATCTAATGTGTTATTAAAGAAACTTGGTGTGATTTCTGAAGAATCATTGTACCAATTATTTCTATAAAATACTGTTTGTTTAATGGCAGATTCAATACTACCATATTTTGATTTAATAAAACCATTAAATTCATCATTATCCAAATACCAAGAATAAAATGGATCGATGGTATTATTGGTAAGATAAATTAACCAATCATAATATGAATCATTATAAAATAATTCTGCAACTAAATCAGGGCGTTCATGATTTTGAATTTCATAAGAATAATATGAATTTGGAATACGAAGATATTGATCTACAATCTTAACTCTTCTTGTGATATCAGCACAAGTAATATTATTATAAACCATAGAAGGAAATTTTGAAAAATACGTTTCCATTTATTTAAAATCTCCTGCCATCCAAAATTCAATTTCTTGGAAATTCATTGTTATATTATATGATTCCGGCGCACCTGTTCCTCTATAAAACGCAGGAACACCTGCTGCTGCATAATCAACGATAAAAGATTCTAAAACAGCCGGTTTAAAATCAAAAAGATAATCTGACCCATGAAATTTAATAAAAAATAAATTTGGATATTTAAATATTGCGCCCATGTCTGTAGGAGCTTGTGCATTTTTAAAATTGCGAATCATTTGATGAACTTTTGAACTCATCGCTGGTGTATTTGGTGACAACTTAAATGATAATGAAAATTTCTTATATGTTGGACTTTTAAACATCAGAGTTAAAAATTCATTTGGTGCAACACCTTGGTTAACTTGATATAACTGTCCAAGAGTGCCTGCATTTTTTACAGCAACAGATTGAATGGCTTGTATTATTTCACCTGCTTGTGCTGAACCAACAAGACCTAATTTTTCAGCACCCCACTCAACTGCATTGGAATCTGTTAATCTCATGGGAATTGGCAATTTATACCCTTCACCAACATTTGTTCTGATTACACTTTTTATATCATTTCGTTGGTATGCTCCAATTGCAATACTTGTATAATAGGAAGAAGATTCTTCTGGCAATAAACTAAGAGTTTGTGGAGAATTATACAAAGCTCTTTTGGCTTGGGCATCTGTTATAGCTTGTTTTAAAGCAGTTTGATCATATACAGTAGAAACTCCCAGACCAACTAGTCCTGCTACAGCGGAAATTCCCGCACCTATTGTACCAAGAATTGATGGACTATTCGTATTTGCTGCACCAGTATTTGTAGCTGTCTGTGGATTTGTATTATCAACCAATTTGGAACCTCTATAAATATTTATTTATTATTTATAACAGGGATCAATGGCTTACGGAAGTAATACCTACAAAGGCAAATTTAAACCCAAAAACCCCTCTAAGTATAGAGGTGATCCCACTGGTATTATTTATAGGTCCAGTTGGGAACTTAAGTTGATGAATTGGTTAGACAATCATTCAGATGTCATTGAATGGAGTTCTGAGGAAATAGTCATTCCATATAGGTCTCCAGTTGATGGCAAAATACACAGATATTTTCCTGACTTCTATGTTAAAAAGAAAAACAAAGAAGGTAAAATAGAACATATGATCATCGAAGTTAAGCCATATGCTCAGACACAAGAACCCAAAAAACAAAAACGAATCACCAAAAGTTACATCACAGAAGTCAAAAATTGGGGTATAAATAGTTATAAGTGGAAAGCCGCAAAAGAATATTGTGATGATCGTAAATGGAAATTTCAAATAATGACCGAGAAAGAACTAGGGATTAAGTAATGGCTTATATTTTTCAAGTGATGGCCAAAGGCATTGCTGGTGCTATTGCTGGTGCTGTAAAACGAGAACTTTCGAAGGCTGGTGGTAAAATCGCTGGTGGTGTAGCTTCAATTTATAACAAAGCTAGAGCAGCCGTACAAAAGTCTTCAGCGGCCAGCAAAAGTCCTGAGACAGTCAAAGGTGCTGAGAAATTTTATAATACGGTATCAAAAGTTGCATCAAGTCCTTCTCCCACTGTTGCATCGCAAAAAACTGGACCTTTTAAAAGTGTTTCTATGATAACTCCTGATTCAATCGGGCAAATGTATTGTTTTTCATATGATCCTAAGACTAAAGAAAAACTTCCTTACTATGACAAATTTCCATTAATTTTCCCAATCAATTTTTATTCTGATGGGTTTCTGGGCATCAATCTTCATTATCTTCCTCCTATGATGAGAGCACAGTTGATGAATGCATTATATGATATTGCTGTTGATGATAAATATGATAACAGCAGAAAGTTAAGAATTTCATATGATTTATTAAATGGCAGTTCAAAGTATAAATATTTTAAACCTTGTGTTAAAAGATATCTATCGTCCCATGTAAGATCAAAATTTATTTTTATTGATCATGAAAATTGGGATATGGTTCTTATGCTTCCAATGCAGCAATTTGAAAAAGCAAGTGACCAGAAAGTCTGGAAAGACTCAATCGATTCTGTTAAGTAAGGGCAATTATAAATGGCACAAAATGGTTTTAATATCAATACATTTAAAGGTAATATATTTAAAACTGGTATATTAAGAGATAATAAATTCGAAGTACTTATTGAAGTACCACGATTTCTTGTTACACAACAAGCCAGCGGTTTGACAGCAACTCCATTCAATACAACAAGTAGTGAACTTAGATTTTGGTGTGAAGCTGCTGATATTCCCGGTATTCAAGTAGCCACACATGAAGTTAGACGTTATGGCTACGGGCCATTTGAAAGAAAACCATTCAACGTAACTTTTACACAATCAAGTATGGTAATTCTTGGTGATGCAGGTGGGCGTAATTGGGACTTGTTTCAAAAATGGATACAATATATCCACAATTTTGATTATGCAAGACAAGGCAATAATGGCGGTATTGGTCTTGGTGGATTGGGTGTATTCGAGACTAATTACAAAGGAACAGCCGGTGATAGTTATGCAACTAATATAACTGTTATTGTGTATGATGATGCAGGAAAAGAAAAGATAAAAGTGAAATTAATTGATGCTTATCCAACTTTTCTTGGTGATATAAAATTAAACTGGAGTAACACTAATGGTTTCATGAGAATACCAGTAACGTTTACTTTTTTTACTTGGACAAATGAATTAACTGGAAATGTGTCTGCTCCTATAACAGCAGGAACATAAAATTAAAATGAGGACATAAAATATGGCATTACCAAAAATTTCTAGCCCACTGTTTGACGTTGTTATACCTTCAACTAAAACCAAAATTAAAATTAGACCAATGTTGGTTAAAGAAGAAAAAATTCTTTTGATTGCCAAAGAAAGTGGCGAAGACGGAGATGTTTTAAATTCTATTAAGCAAGTTGTTAATAACTGTATTATGGACAATGGCATTGATATTGATAAGTTATCAATTTTCGATCTTGAATTTTTGTTCATCAAGATTCGTTCTGTCTCTGTGAGTAACATCACTAAAGTTTCGTATAGAGATAATGAAGATAATAAAATTTATGATTTTGATGTTGATCTTGATAAAGTCAAGGTTATTTTCCCTGAAAAGATTGAAAAGACAATTGCATTATCAGAATCCGCTGGTATTAATTTAAAGTATCCTGATGCATCAATGTATTCTGATCATTTCTTTGAAAGTAAAACAGCTACGGAAATGTTTGAATATATGGTTATCAATTGTATTGATAGAATTTATGATGGTGATCAAATATATTTTGTAAAGGATTATAGTAAAGACGAAGTGATTGAATTCCTTGATAATATGGATATTAATACTTTCAATAAGTTCAGAGAATTTACTAATAATTTACCAAAAATTGAATATAAAATTGAATATAAAAATTCATTGAATAATGACAGAACAATCATTCTAACATCGTTAAATGATTTTTTTACGCTGGGCTGAACCACAATAGTTTAGAGAATTACTATAAAACAGTATTCTCTTTGGTTCAGCATCACAAATATTCAATTAATGATATTGAAAATATTATACCTTATGAAAGGGACATTTATGTGGAACTATTAAATGAATATCTTAGAAAACTAGAAGAAGCTAAACAAAAAGGTTAATAAAAGTGGCAGATACACCTCTAACAGCACAACCACCAAGAATAAGACCAGTTCTTAAAAATATAGCAATGGCTACCTTAAAGGGTGCTGGTGGTGCTATTGGTTCTGTCATCAAAGAGGAACTTATAACAGCAACTGGTCAATTTGGTGCTGGATTTGGTGCGGCTTATTCTAACGCAAGAAAAGATCAATCTAAATTAGCAGAAAAAGAAAGAAACTCTGCTATCAAAGCAGCCAATTTATCTGGTAATAATGCTAAAGCTGCTAAATCGGCTGCTGCAACAGCTAAAACTGGTGATATTACTGAAGCATTAAAGAAGCAAAGTGTCTTTAATGAAAATATGGTTCAACAGACAAAAATACTCGCTGATTCAATTGTGTCGATTGATCAGCGAGTAAGTAATATAGAAATTGGTCAAAGAAACATTCAAAATGATATAAACAGAATTATGTTTATGTTGGAAGAAATCAAAGGTTCTAGACCAAATAATGCAGTTGCTGGTGATAATACTACACAAAAACCACAGGGTCAGGGTGAAGGCGGTGGTTCATTCTTATCATCTGTGTTATCTACTGCCGCTGGTGTCGCATTAGCGCCAGTAATAGCTCGTATTGGAGCATCATTAATTGCAGCAACACCAGCTTTGATTGCTGCACTCCCATATGTTATTGCCGCAGGTCTTATGGGACACGGTCTTGATAAATTGACTACTTCTATCATGCAAGACCCAGATTTTCAAAAAAGTGCAGAGAGAACCAAAGCACAAGGTTTGACACCAGAAGATGAACGTAAAAAAGTTGTTCAGGAATCTGTACAGAACAGAAATAATCCTGCATATCGTGAGGAAGTAACTGACAAAAGAGAATCTGCTCTTAAAAAAAATAATGCAAAAGCCAGTGATGTTGCTAGATCAATAAGCAATTATATTGTATTGAAAGATGGTAGAACTATCGATATCAATACTGGTGAAGAAGTCGATAAGTCAATGGCTCTTGATGAACAAGGTAGAGCACAAATTGATCCTAGTAAGACGATATCGACAACTGGAAGAACTAGAAGAGGTGCTGCAAATATTCAAGGACCAGAATCTTCTAGTGGTACTGTTCCTGAAAGTGGTACTCCTGTAACTACACCATCTGCTGTTATTCCTGCTGCTGCACCTGTAATGAATACAGAAAATGCTACTAGAATAGAACAACTTAAAAAAGAATATAAAGAAGCTAAAGCTCGTGAAGAAGCAGCCAAAGAAGAAATAAAGAAATTCGAATCTGAACAAGAAGCTTCTGGTGTCAAAAAAACTAAATTCAGTAAGATTGCTGAATATTATGGTGGCGATGGCCCTGATGAATATGCTGATCCAGAAACACAAAAGAAATATAAAGAATTAAGAAGTGGTCTTTATGAAGCCAACAAATCTGCCCGTTCATCAAGAGCCATTGAAGAAGAAGCTGGTACTCGTTTAGCACTTGGTAAAAATGATTTAGGGACAGATATTGAAGGTCGTAAGAGAAACCCAGAAAGTCAAACTGGAATAGGGAATGATATTAGTGACATTGAACCTATTATAAAGGTACTTAAAACACAATTTGGAATGACTGAAAAAGAACTTCAGTCATATGGTGGTGGTGCATCTGCAAGTAGTATGATAAGAATAGGAACAAAAACTTATTCTATGTCGATTATTGGTCTTTATAAACAAAAAATAAAAGAGTTATTATCTTCTGGTGAAGCTATATCTAAAGATCAAGGATCAGGGGTCAATGCTACACCTGTTGGTTCTGAAAGCGTAACTGATATTAGACCAAGCACTACTTCTACTGAAGCTACAATGACTGGTCAAGAACAACAGCGTCAAGCTGCTACCCTAGCAGAACAGAAAGACTTAAGTGTTAGAGGCAATGAAATTGATATTAATTCTAAAACAGAATTAAATTTAAGTGGTCGTTCGATTAAAATCGAAGGCACTGGCGCACAAACTATTTTATTCAAATCACCAAATATCAGATTTGAAGCTGATAAACTTGAATTTGTTTATAGTGAAAAGATTGAAAAGAAAGTAGCGGCTGCTGCTGGTAAAGATGGTGCAACTCCCGGTGGGGATGCATCTACAAATACTGGTGGAGGTGCTACACCTGTTGGTGATGGAAGTAGTGTAACCCCATCTGGTGCAGGTAGTGCAGAAACTCCATCAAATACTGGTGGCGCAGGTTCCGCTACAACTCCCGGTGGTGCTCCTGTAACGACTACAACAGGAACAAATAAACAGATTTTAGATACTATTAAAAAGAGAGAATCTGGTAATAATTATCTTGCTAGAGCAAAAGGATCAACCGCATCTGGTGCATATCAGTTCATTAATGGAACATGGAAATCATTAACCAAAAAATTCAATATAGGAACAGAATTTGCATCAGCCGCTGATGCTCCACCAGCAATTCAAGATAAGGTAGCAGATGCTTATATATCTGATATCTTAAGACGTGCTAATGGTGATGTATCGAAAGTTCCATTGGAATGGTATACTGGTAATATCAGTGGTAAAATATCTGCTGCTGCAATGGCCGCTAATCGTGGACTGACACCACAAGCATATCAATCGTCTTGGATGGCTGAATATGCCAGACAAGGTGGTAAAATTCAAAGAAGTCAATCATCAGCCACACCAACAACTGGATCAGGAGCATCTGTAACTCCTGCTGCCGCTACTACAGGTGGGGCTGGGGAATCTCCTGACGCCTCTCCTGCTGGTGCAGCACAGTCTGGTGCTACTGCTCCTGCTGCCCCCGCTGCTGGGGCTGCTGGAGGCATTGGTGGTGAGGATAGTGAATCTGGTAATGGTGCAGCTATGGGGGCTGGAGCTTCTACAACAACTCCCGGCGGAGAAGGTTCTGCTGCTACTCCCGGTGGGGGTGGTAACATTACTCAAGCACAATCTGGAACCAGAAGATTACCAATTAGTAATAAACTATCCAGTGTGCTATCATCTGCTGCCAGAGCCGCTGGTGTTGACGTAACAGTTACATCTGGTGGACAACCAGCATTCCCTAAAGGACCAAGAGTAGGTTCTACTCGTCACGATCTTGGTAATGCTGCCGACTTGGATTTACGTGCTGGTGGAAGAATTTTAACTGATGCTAATCCAGCCGATGTTGCAATTAAAAAGAAATTCGTTGCTGCCGCTGCTGCTGCTGGTGCATCTGGTATTGGTGCTGGCATGGGTTATATGGGACCAACTAAAATTCACGTTGGATTTGGTAAGCCAGCTAAATGGGGTGGAGCACCATGGTTAAGTGGAGTTACACCGGGTTCTGGTAGTGCGGGAGAACCAACTCCATCTAGTGGGGCCGCTGGGTCAAGTGCAACTCCTGCTGCTCCTGCATCATCTGCTTCAGGTGGTGGTCCAAGAGCCGCTGTATCTGAGGAAGCACCTGCTGGTCAAATGGCAATGGCACAACCTGATAGTGGTTCATCATTAAACGAAAGATCGTCTACTGCTGAAGTAGACACACGAATTGGTAATATGAAAACACCACAAAATCAAACACCACCAACTCAAGTTATTGATAATAATGTTCAACAAACTGCTGGTAGAAATAGTAACCAAGGACAAGGACAAGATCAACAATCAATGGGTAGCTTTATGGCTGCTCCTGATGAAAGTTATTTTAGTTCCACTGGTTTCACTTCTGTCACTCCTGATCCTGCGTTCTATGGACCGGGTGGTAAGAGTTCATTCTCTGCTGGTAGATTAGGATAAAAAATGGAGGGGAATTACCCCTCCATAATAACTTACCTACTTGCTAGGTTCTTGAAGAATTCAAGACCATCATCATCATCGTCATCATTATCAGTAGGAATTTCTGCTGCCTTCGAAGCCTTAAACTTAGGCGATTCGGCAACATCATTATCTTCCCATGGAGCCTTTTCAGTAGAAGCCGACTTACGTGCTGCTGCTGGAGAATCCACATTAAGAACACGATTTAGACGTGCCTTAAGCTCTTCATATGACTTAAACGTCGATGGATCAGTGAATTCACTCAAACTATACTCAGTCTTCCAAAGTGCTTCAAGCATAGCATCATCCTTATAAAGGGGACCTGCCTTCATGAAATTAGAAGTATCGTAATTGCGATAACCAGCTACATTACGAACCTTCAACTGGAAGTTGGCACCTTCCCAGAAATCAAAGGGATTAAATGCATTCGTAGGATTGTAATTAGCATTATCTGGAGTTCGACCCATATCATCGAAAGGTGGCTTCATTGCTTCAAGAATCTTATCATAAAGCTTCTTACCATACTTGAAGAGAAATACCTTACCATTATTTTCAGGATTAAGAGAATCTTCCATCACAAGAATATTAGAGATAAAGATTAGCTTACGCTTCTGCTTACGAGCAATATCCTTATCAGATTCAATCCCTGAATTCCAAAGCTGGTTATTCAATTCGCTGACAGGATCAGGAGTACCTGCACCAAGAGTAGTACGAGACTTTTCGATATACCAAGTACCTGTTGGACCCTTGAACCCATGTTCAAAAATACGAACAAAAGGAACTGTTTCACCAGCCGCTGCTGGTAGAAAACGGATAACAGCATAACCATTACCAGCCTTATCGACCGCAGGATACCAGAAACGTTCATCCTTAGATGAATCACTCTGTTGTCC